GTGCTGATGGCCCATGCGCTTCACGTCATTGCTGCGCTGGCCGGTGTAGAGCAGGAGCGAGTAGGCGAGCCGCTCGCGCGTGCCCAGCGGATAGGCCGCCTCGAACTTGGCCATGTCCTCGTCGGTCCAGACGTAGTTGGTCCCCTTGACGTAGCCGAAGGCCTCGACACCGAGGCAGGGGTTGCGGTCGAGGACCTTCTCGATGTCGACGGCCCACTTGAACAGCACGCGCAGGGCAGCAACCGTGCCGTTGGCCATCGGGACCTTGCCCAGGACGTTGCCCGCTGCGTCCTCTTTGCCGACCTTCTCCATCGGGACCGTGAACTCCTCGGTGGCGATCTTGTCGCGGATCGAGCGGATGTCCTTCTCGACGATGTCGCGGAACGCCGTCGCGCCGATCCTGCCGTTCTCGCGCTTGACGACGCGCATGAAGATGTTCTTGCGCGCCTTCTGCGTGGGCTCCTCCTTGCCCAGATGGGTGGGCGAGCTGAGGAACTTGTCGACCAGCCATGCGAATGAGTTGGGGTCCGAATGCGACAGGCCCGGTTTGGCGACCTCGGCGGGGGCCCAGCCCCTGGCGACCTTGAGCGCGGCGTTGAACTCAGGCGATCCGTATTCGTCGGGGAGGCGGGTGCGCTTCCCATGATCGTCGCGGTAGTACCAAATGACTTTCTTGCTGCGCCAGCTCCGCTCGCGGACGACGCCCTTCTCTCTACGTCTCGGCATAATCAATCCCTTACCAGTTTGCTTTCGTTTTCCCCCCTGGCGTTAAATCCGGTGCGGGAGGTTGGCCCGGTGCCAGCTTCTCCAGGTAAGCATCGTCCAACCAAATGACAATACTCACATCACCAAACCGATATTCGACTTTTGGCACCCCCTCCTTCCGGCAGGCGCGGATCAGGCGCCGGTAGTCCATCTCAATGGGCCCATGCGCCTTAGCGGCCATTGGCGGCCTCCAGGGCGGCCCGTAGCAGCAATCGGGCGCGGGTGGGCTCATCCGCCCGGCCGCCGTCGAGATCGGCCTGGGCGAGGCTGGGAAGGGCGATGGCGCGAGTGGCGCGAGTGGCGCGAGTGGCGGCTTCGTTCCCAGGATGTTCCTGATTTGGTATGTCGGCGGGGGACAGAACTTCGCGAAACCTTGTTGGGTTGTGTCCCCTTTCAGCCCGCACCGTTTGACGCGCCACGCCGCAATGCTGGGGCCAGGGGTAATACCAGCGTGCAAAACAATGCGCCTCGACCGGCGTCTGAGCCAAAAGAGCCAAAAGAGAGCCAAGCGCGATCCGCAGCATCAGTCGAACTCCTGCTTGATGCCGTAGCGCCGGGCCAGCGCGGTCGGTCCCCGGCCGACGACGCGGTGCTCCTTCTTGAGCCGCTTCATCTTGGCGATCTCGAACACGTCGCGCCGCGTTTTGACGTCGTGGCACTTGAGGCAGAGCAATTTGCCGTCCTCGGCGGACAGCGCGGCCCGGTTGTCGTTGACCGGCTGCACGCCTTCGGGGACGCAATGGTCGATCTCGTAGTCGGCCCGCGTCGGGCATTCGGCGCCGCACTGCTCGCACCACCTCCGGCCGGTCATGTCGGTGGCGCGGCGCTCGATGGCGCGCTGGCTGGCGGCCGAGAACGAGATGCGGATCATTTCTTCGCCAGCCTTTTCTTCGCCAGCTCCTCTTCGGCGGCGAAAGGGATTTCGCTCTCAAGGCCAGCCCGCATGATCAACTCCTTCGCCGCCGCCACCATGCGATGCGCGTCGGCAAGTTCCTCTTCATGATACGCGACGCCGCCAAGGGCTTGGCCGAGTAGGTTCATTGCGAAGCCCTCGGAGGACCACAGGTCCACGTCATCGCCATCTTGGTCATTGTCATAGGCCGCCAGCGCCCTTTTTGGGTCGAACTCCAGCCCCGCCCTGACCAGCAGGGCCGTGACGAGGCTGAGCTTGTGATGAGCCTTTTCAAGCTCCTTTTCGTGATAGCCCACGTCCCAGTAGGCCCTTTGGATGGCGTCCCGCGCCAGACCAATGTCGTCCGTCACTTTCTTGCGCATCATGCCGCCCCCTTGCGCCGCGCTCGCGCTGTCTCGGCGCCCTTAAGGTGCGCCCGATGATCCTGAGCATGATGGCCGTCGAGGATCAGAAAGATCGCCTCGCGGACTTTGACCGGCAAAAGAGACAGCCATTCGATGATCTCACCCTGGCCTTGGCCAAATGGATGACGGTCGCGGCTGAACTGATCAACCTTCCGCCGCAGCAGCTCGGTGTAGTTCTCCTCCATCACGCCGCCCCCCGGAGCCGCTCAGGCTCGACGCCGATCAGGTTCGCGATCCAGCCCAGGATGTCGGCCTTGGAGGCCTCGAACTCGGCCTTGAGCATCCGGTCGAGGCCATGCATGCGCTGGCTGCGCGCCTTCTGCACGATGACGGTCGAGCCCCGCACGACGACGCGGGCGAACTCATCCTCGCCCCTGGCGTAGGCCGCCACGCGCGCCGCCGCCGCCCGGCTCCCGCAATCGATGATCGCCTCTCGATGCCAGCCGGTGGCGATCAGCGCCGCCTTGCGCAGATGCTCCGACGTCGGGAATGTCTCGGCCATGGCTTCGGGCAGGTTGGCCCACGCCTCGGCGATCCAGGCGAACTGCTGCTGATGCGACGCCCAGCTCCGCTCGCTGACCTCGTCGAGCCAGTAGCGGCGACCGATCACGTACGCCTTGTCGGCGGCCTTCGGCCTCGCCGGGACCATCGCTTCGCCGTTCCAGACAAAGGCCATCATGGGCTTGAGCCGGAGTTATCGGGTTCTGGCTGGTCATCTGGGGCGGCTGTGGCGTCCTCCTCATCTGGGGGAAAGGCCTTGGCGTGCAGCGCCTCAAGCATGGCGATGGTTTCGGCGCTCATCGGCTTGCGGCCTGGTTTACCTTCGCCGCACCAGTCGTTGACAGTCGTCAGCGGCCATGTGTCGATCTCGTATACGTCGTTCCCCTCAAGGTTGTAGTCGGTCAGTCCGTCATCGTCGTCGCTGTGGGGGATGCGGGCGGTCGTCTCGGCCGCCCAGGCGATTGACCCGGCCAATTGGCCCACCCTCAAAGCCATCAGCGGCTGCGGGATTGGGGCCTTGCGGCGGCATTCGCCGCGTGGTGTTTCGTGATTGAAATCCTCATCGTTGAGGACCGCTTTTTCGACCCGCCAGTTCTCGACATACCAATAGATGCAGTCGGGGCATTTGAAGCCGCCGTAGCGAGCGGCGAGATCGCTTTTTTGGGCTTCGCGATATTCGTCCCAGGCGTCGTGATCGGTCGGCATCATGCAGCCATCGCGTAGCGGCGTGAGAGCTTGTCGACCTTCGCCTCCAGCTCCCTGATGAAGGTTGTGATCTCGCGCTCCAATTCCGCGTTGAGCGCGGCGTCGCGATGGACGCGCTTGATCCAGAGCTGCATCGCGGGCGGGAAGTCGGGATTGAACGAGACGTAATCACACCAGGGCATGCGGGCGCAGGCCATCTGCCACTGCATCTGCACGGTGTAGTCGTTGCTGATCGTCTCGGTGAGCAGCGTGTCGAGGTGCGCTGCGGGCTCTGGGCATTTGATCTCGATCAGGCCATCGAACGCGGTGCCGCCCGGCTGCAAGACGTAGCCATCGGGCGAGGCGTGCGAGCCCTTGATGAACAGGTGCGGGACGAGGCCCACCTGCTCGACCTCGACGCCGCGCACCATCTGGTAGAGCAGGCGCGCTTCAGGCTCACGCTCGATCCCCCTCAGCATGGCGGCGCTCTTGAACTTCTCGAACGGCGTGTTGGTCAGGCGCTCAAGCACCTTTTCGGCCATCAGGCTGTCGCGATCCGCGCTGAAGCCCCCCGACTTGATGCGGCGCACGACGCGCGGCGCGTCCGACGCGCCTATCGAACCGCAGCGCGCTTGGCGCCACTCCTCACTGCCCTGGAGCATTCTTGCGCGCCTTCTCTGCCTTCGCGAGGCCCAGGACTTCCTTCGCTCGCGTGAACTGATCGACGTTCATCTCGACGACCTCGTCGACGCCGACGAGCCTGAGCAGCGTCGCTTGGCTGCGGCCCGTGTCGTCGATGAGCTTCTGCAGCTCGTTGGCCTGCTCGATGCTGATCTTGGGCGAGGCCCCGCCCGTGCGCCCGTCGTCGTCGATCCCAGCGGCGAGGCCGATGGCCGCGCGCAGCGAATAGCGTTGCAGGTAGGTCAGGACCGTTCCCAACGCCTGCACCCACGACATGCCGGTATTGCCTGGGTCGACCTTGCTCTCAAGCCTGACGCGGTCGCTGTAGCCGTCGGAATGGCTGACGATGCAGGTGACCTTGGCCATGTCGCCCTGCTGCTCGACGGCGAAGCGGTAGGCGAGGCCGTGCGCGGCGAACACCGGGTCGACGACCTTGGCGACGTCGGCGAAGCTCTCGTACTTGTACTTGGTGCGCCCGCCGCCTTCCTTCTTCGACGGGTAGTCGACATCGCGCGTCTTGAGGACCGGCTGCAGCTCGCCCTTGGCGATGCTCATCGCGAGGTTGAAGGCGCGCTCGGCGGCGCGGTCCTCTTCCTCGCGCCGCGCGGTGAGCAACCGGTCGAACACTTCGACATTGAGAGCGGGATTGGTGGCGAGCCGCTCGATCATGACGAGCAGGCCGCCGCCCCCGGTGGCCGTAGGGGGTACTGGTTCCGGGAGCGGCGCAGCGACCGACTGGTAAGGGACCCCGGCCGCTGGCTGATTATCGCTCATCTTGAGGCTCCCGGAAAGCCCGAAGGTTGTCCCCGCGCCATCTGGCCGTCAACGTTTAACATGACTTTCTTCCACAAGTATTCGCACCATCTGTTAGACGTTTAACAAGATGTTAGACGTTTAACACTCACCTGTTAAACGTTTTACCCCTTGTGTCGTGGCAAACAAGTTGGCCCCCAGACAAAGGTTACTTCGCGTTACCTTGTGGACAGCGCGAATATTGGATTGACGAAAGAATAAAATGGGGTCCATCTTGCCCCGATGCGCCAGCCCCACAAACGTCCGCCGGAACAGCCGCCGCTGGTCGAGCTGGTCGCCCTGCGCCAGAAGCTCCACCCCGATATGATGCAGCGGGACTTCGCCAAGCTCCTCGGCATCACCCGGCTGCACATGACCTCGATTGAGAAGGGCCGCCGTAGGCCGTCAATCGAATTGGCCCTGCGCTGGCTGGCGCTGCTCGCGCCTCACGCCCGGCTCGAAATGTTCGGCCCGTTGCCGGTGGTCGAGGAGCGCGTGCGCCTGATCAAACAACTCCAGAAAGTCTCGCCGGAAATCTTCAAAGCAGCCTGAGGCGTGCAATGGCTCTGCGTCGACGAAATATTTTTGCGCCGCGCGAGGGCCTCATCCAGTCGGCCGTGATCGATCACTGGAAACTCCTCGGCGTGCCCGGCTCCCTCGTCGCCGCCATCCCTAACGCCTACGCGCACGGCCAGCCGGGCCTGACATGCGGCCTGCCTGACCTTCTGGTTATTTCTCCGTTTTTGGGGCGGCGTACCGGCTTTATCGAGCTCAAGGCTGATGACGGCACGCCATCGGGCCCCCAGCTCGACATCCGCGCGCTCATGGAGGCGCGCGACATCCCCTACGCGATGACCTTCGGCCGCGACGAGCCCATCGACGTGCTTGAGAGATGGCGCGCGGTCAGGAAGATCGCGCGGGATGAAGTCGCGAGCGGGGCGCTCGCAGAAGAGAAGGCTCGCCGTGCGACCGAGATGTCGGCGCACATGCGCGCGTGGTGGGCGTCGATGACGCCGGAGAGGCGCGAACAGATCTCCATGAAGCAGAAGCTCGCAAAGATGAACCGGCGCGCGGCGAGCAGCGTCGCCCTCAAGCAGGCGATGGCGCGATGGGCGAGGGCGGCCGAATGAATAAGTGGAGAGTGCGCCTGACCCAGACCGAGATGATGGTCGCCGCCTACGTCGGCTCCGGCCGCAACGTGCAATGCCTCACGCGCGGCTACACGCCGGTCGCAGGCATGGGCCTCGATGACACATGGACGCCGAACATCGAGGGCTCGATGGGGGAGATCGCCACCGCCAAGGCGCTCGGCATCTATTACGAGCCGATCATCGGCAATTTTCAGGCCAACGATGTCGGCCCCTACCAAGTTCGAACGAACAAGAGCCGCAGGTGGGAGGACACCTGCCTGCGCCCGCGCGACAAGCCCAATCGCATCTACATTGGCGTATTGAGCT